CTTTATACGCCGTTGTATGGATTGAAGGCCAGAAGTGAGCATCACTAAACACCAAAACAATGCCATTTTCAATACCCAATTCTTTACGAACTGGATTTGCTTTAATACTTTCATGCGTACTATGCTTGGATTTCAGTTGCTCGCCATATCTAACTTCTATGTTGTTTTTGCGCCTGATAATATTACGCAAATCCATACCAATAGCTTTTGCCAATGCACTGGCAGATTCATGCGTCTTCCAAAGTTCAATAAACTCTTGATCGCTGTAAACAGGTTTTCCTGACATGACAACTCCAGTGAAGTTGCCCTAAAGTAAACTAAATCAATGACAACAATGTGAATCTTAACGTGATTTATTCAAAGTTTGATAAACAGTGTTGTAAGCATCTATACAAGCATTTAGTTGTCTGATGGCTTTGTCTCCATCGTCTGTGATGGCGATAAGAGATTTAGCAGTCTCTCTGTCAAGTTCGGCTGTTGCTTGAACGCTATCTCTGGGGGCAACGGGGGCATCTGGGGCGGTGTGTACGGGGCAGACGGGGGCTTGGACAGGAATCCGCAACTTGAGAGTACCAGCACTAATAGCGGCATCACGTTTCGCAATCTGAATCTTGGCATTGTTTTCTACCTTCAATAATTGTGTTGTTTGAGTGTTAACGGCTTGAACTAAGGCTTGTTCTTTCGCCCTAGCTTCAGCATTCAAAGAGGCTATTTCAGCCTGTTGACGAGCATTCTCATCCTCGCCACCCTTGTAATAACCGCTACCAAAAGCGCCTAAAACAGTCATCAGGATGCCTAGAAGCACCCAAGGATTAAACAGGCTCATGGCTTTGGGGGTTCATCGTTGTCAATGGCTTCAGCCTTGGCACTCGCATTAGCGATTGCCTTAACGCCTGAACGACCAGCAACACCACCCAAAACACCAGTAATAAACACCATGATGGTGCTAATCTGTTGTGTATACACCTTGTCAATCGCCGCCATACTGCCATTCATAGGCTGTTGCACAAACGAAACAGAGTACAGAAACATACCCATAGAAGCCAACAGAATGGTCACCAAGACCACGATAACAAATGCCCATACTCTGACCTCAATTTCGTCAGCAGTCAGGCGATTATTAGGTTTATATCCAATGGTAGGCATCATTTCTTCTCCTGTTCGGGTTTAACTAACATATCAGGGCAAGTACCAGAAGCGGTACAAATTGGAGGTTTGCAATCAGGGTCGCTCCAATTCTTTGGATTTTGGCAGGGATAGCGGAAACGATCATCACAACCAGTTAGTAGCACCAATAGGACTGATAAGCCCCAAATACAGTAAATGTTCATTTCTGCTTCTCCCTTTCTTTCTGTTCAACTTGCCGTCTTAATTTCTCAACTTTTTCAATCTGTTGTTTCGCTTCATGCTTCATTTGAAGCACATCCAAGTACACCATACCAAGAATAGGTAACAACATAATTACAAGAATACAAGCCGCAATCCATCCCACTACGCTCTCCCAATCTTGCTTACCAGACCTATCACTAACCATAGGTATAGGAGGAACAGGAAAGCTACCAACAGGTATGCTTGTTTTTCTGCTAGGAGTCGCTCCCTTTCCTTTCGTAGCCATGCTTCTGCATCCCGCTTTTTCCTTGCCTTCTCTTGCTCTCCAGCAATGATGTCTCTCATGCTGAACACTTCAGAATACAAAGCACCCATCTCAGGTGGCGATTGATAGACCATGCACTCTCGTATCTGAACTACCAACCTTTCCATCTCTTGTTGAGCCAAAACCCTGTTTAGGGCTTCTTCCATCAGGTTCACATCATCAGAGAAAACTACAGTCCTAGCCTTCTCCTCTGATTCCCTGATGTGCGCTTCTAACTGCTCCTGTAGCTTGAAAAACTCCGTAAGGTTCTTAACTATTTCAGCTTTGACTTGAGTTTCGTCAACAGCAACAAAATCAGATTTTTTAGGTTTTCCAACAGGCTTTGCAACTTGAGATTTAGGCTTACCGCCAAAGAATCCAAAAAGTGTTTTCCAAATTCCTTTAACTTCTTTGCCAATGGCAACAACTTCATCAGCAGTGCGCTTAATAGAGACAAACTGCTCTTTAGCTTGCTTGTAAAGGTCACAGCCAGCTTGGATGTTTTTGACCAAGCCAGCCGCAAGAAGACAAATAGAGATTGGGTCAATTTTGTACTCCTATCCAACAATTGCGGCAACGTACTTTTGTGTTTCTGCAAAGTTTGGAACTTTGTTTCCAGCTTTTCTGACATTTCCTGCGCCAGCGTTGTAAGCCGCTGTTGCCAACTTCACATCGCCATTAAAGGTTTTCAATTGTTGCGCCCAATATCTAACTCCACCACGAACATTTTGTTCTAAGTCCGTTGGGTCAACATTCAATTCTTTTGCTGTTGCTGGCATGAGTTGCATAACGCCAATAGCACCCTTGTTAGACAAGGCACTCTGTCTAAAATTAGACTCTCGTTTAGCAAGTTTTATCAAAAGTGGGATGTGTTCAGCAATGCCCAACTTGGTTGCTTCGTCTTCAATAACAGAAGAAACACGTTCTTTTTGGGGCTGTTTGTTAAATAAGTTTTGTAATTCTTGAAACTCTTGCTCAGACAATCCTTCTGTTGGTTGTGCTTGTTCAGGAGGCTGTGTAGTTTCAGGAGACGGAAAAGTCTGTTCTGGAATTTGTTGGTTCTCTTGAGTTCCTTCAGATTCCAAAATACCATTTGCAATCATTACTTGCTTTAAAGCACCAGTAGCCTTGTCAATTGCTTCTTGTCTCCCAGAAGCTAATGAAGCACGAGCCTTGTTTACATTTGTGAGCAAACTCTTAACTGTGTCTGGATTGGTAAACGCATTCATAAATGAAGCATTGTTAAGACGTTCTTTTCTGTTTTTCAAGAAACGGGCGGCAAAAGACAATGTTGCATATGTAGCAGAAAAGATTGGAGAAACAAAACTTGTAGCCGCAGTTATTCCAACATCTGTAGCCACACCTCCAAAACCCCTTGCTTTTTTAGATAGTTCAAGTTCAATCTTGTCGCCCAAAAGGTTAGTGGCTTTAATTAGTTTTTCAGCATTTTCTATTTCTGTCTTGCCAAACGCTTTATCAAAGGCAGACTTATTCTTATTGATAAATCCCAAAGAGTCGTCTTGTTTAAACGCTATCTCTAGCATTGCTCTTTGTACACCCTTCATTTCACTACCTGTAGTGTCTTTTTTGGCAACAGAAAGCAATTTGTTAAGCATTTCAGGTTTGGCAAAAGCACCTGATTCGTTTGTATTGAACACATCTTCTAAGCGTGTTTTACGAATCAATGTGTTTGTTGAGCCATCTGCTAAGTCAGCAACTGCTTGTTCTGCATTGGCTCTTGTCTTTCCATACGCCTCAAGATTTATAGATAATTGTTCAAATTTCTTTTGAATTTCAGGAACAATCCTAAATACATCTTGATTTCCACGAATAAAACTCTTAACAGCATTGGGGCTGATTGTTCCGTCTGGCTTAACAGAACTTTCTTTGTTTAGGAAAATGTGAGTCATTGCATCAGTTAATGCGTTGATAGACTCTGGACTTCTTCCATTGATATTGATGTACTGGTTTACAACTTCTGGGCTATCAAACTTCTTGAAGACATCTTCGTTTTTAATTACATCACCAAAACGATTCTTTCTTGAAAGCTGACCGCCAATCCCTTCATAGAAAGGATTCATAAACTCTTTTCCGTACTCTTGCTTTAACTGGATATAACGATCACCAAAGTCTCCACCAATGGTTTTGATTTGTTTATCAAGAACATCTTTTGCAGACTCAAGTTGACGCAAACCAATTCTTGCATTGGCATCACCAGCAGTAGCGGCACGATAACGTATACCAACCTCTTTGTTCAATTCCCTTGAATACTGGTCAATCAATGAGAAAGGCGAGGCAGATTGGTCGCTTACGTTGGTACGGAATCCTTCAATTGCCTTTTGCAAAACAGGGGGCAATGTTTGGAACAAATTGTCGTCAATGGCTTGAGTGGCGTTAAAGACTTTTTGAACACCATCTTGACTTAAACTGATATTGTTTATATCAGCTTCTTTATTCATGTAATCAAAGGCAGTTTGGTAATAGCCTTTTTTGGCATTCTTTTGAACTTCAATTGCTTTTCTTATGTTTTCGCCAAGAACGTCTTGGTATTTGCCAGAACTAGACAAGAACTTTTCAGACATATTCTTGATGGCATCGTCAGCATAGGCGCTTAAACCTTGCAATGTTTTGAGTTTTTGAACATTCTCAGAGCCAAATGATTGCAATACGCTGTTAGATGTTGGAAACAGTTCGTCAATTTTGCTTTGAAGCGCATTTTCAGAAGCATTACGATTTGTTCTAACAGTATTGATTGCTTCAATATTGTTTGCACCAGCTTCTTTAGCCAACTGAGCAATGCTTAATTCTTTGGTAATTTCACTCAAATTAGGGTTGTAATCTTTACCAAGGAATGATTTCAAATCAGCCGCATCTTGAAACTTTTGTGCAATCTCAGGGTCTTTTGCAACTAAGTCAGACAATGTTCTTGGAATTGGCTCTTTAGATGGCATCAAAATATCGCCAGCAATCTTAAATGGGGCGGCAACTGCTTTGAATGGGGCGGCAACAACTTTTCCTGCAATTGGCACTGCTCCACTGACAATACCACTTGTTGCGGCTTCTTCTGCGGCTTGTTCTAAATCTAAAGCACCTTGACCAAATGTTCTTGCGGCAGAAGTTGCTCCACCAGCTAATGTTCCACCAGCAGTAGTTCTCGCAACATTTGACATTAAACTTGCGCCTCTAACTGGAGCTAAAACACCACCTAAAGCCAATGCTGTAGGGTCTGCTAGTCCAGAAATCATCTGTGAACTAAATAATTTAGGTTCTTGTGTTGCATATCTAGCAACATTTGAAACAGATTCAGTAA